CATACCGTCGGCATCTCCCCCCCCCACCGGCCCTGCATCGGACATATTTCCGAGCCGCGCGGCGCTGCCCGATCCGCATAGGGTCGGCGCCATGAAGATCATCCGCACTGCTATCCTGGCCTCCGCTCGCTGCTTGCGGCTTGCGGCGCCATGACCCCGGCCCTGGCACAGGTTACGGCCTGCATGCCTGCGGTCGCCGCAGACGCGCAGCTGCGGGCCGAGTATGGCGAGGCCCCGACCGGCCGCGGCGTGGCCCATGGCCGCCTGGTCCTGCTGTACACCGCACGCGACGGGGCGACCTGGACGGTCATGCTGGTCGATCCGCGCACCGGCGTCGCTTGCGCGATTGCCGAGGGGGAGGGCTGGGAGCCGCTGGACCCGCCGCGGCCGGAACCGGAGGGCGATCCGTCGTGAAGCCGGTCGCCGACCTGCCGAAGATCGAGCAGGCGCGCTGGATGTCCGGCATCGAGCGGGTGTTCGAGCATGAAGGCGGCGCGGTCAACGACCCGGCCGACCCCGGCGGCGCAACCAATTTCGGGATCTCGCTGCGCTTCCTGCAGAGCCTGGACCTGCGCAACGGCGATATCGACCGGGACGGCGATATCGATGCCGACGACGTGGCTGGCCTGACCCAGGGCCGGGCGGCCGACCTGTACTATCTCCAGTTCTGGGCGCCGGGCCGGTACGGCGAACTGCCGGACGGGGTCTCGGAGCAGGTCTTCGACTTCTCGGTCAACATGGGGCCGCGCCAGGCGCACAAGCTGCTGCAGCGGGCGCTGCGGGCATCCCTTCTCCGGCCGATCGTCGATGACGGTGTCCTGGGGCCGGTCACGCGGGGTGCTGTGCTGTCGGCCTCGCCGGCGGTGTTGGTCGCCGCGCTGCGATCCGAAGCCGCCGGCTTCTACCGCGGCCTGGTGATCGCGAACCCGCGGCTGGCGCGCTATGAGCGCGGCTGGCTGAACCGCGCGTACAGCTGAGGTCCGCCATGGTGCTGCCCCTGATCCCCATTGCCGGCGCGATCGCCGCCGAGCTGCTGCCGCAAGTGCCGGCGATCGCCAAGTGGATCTTCGGCGGCGACGAACGCGCGGAGCGGATCGCGCAGCAGGTCGTCGGCGTCGCCCAGGCGGTCACCGGCGCGGGCACCGCAGAGGCGGCCAAGGACGCGCTCAGGGCCGATCCCCAGCTGATGGCATCCTTCCAGGCCCGCATGCGGGAGCTGGAGCTGGCCGAGTACAAGGCGGAGACCGAGCGGATCGGCATCGTCAACGAGACGATGCGCGCCGAGCTGCTGTCGTCCGATGCCTATGCGCGGCGCTGGCGGCCGACGATGGGCTATGTCTTCACCGCCACCTGGGCGATCGGCATGCTGCTGATCTTCGGCTCGATTGCCTATGTCTCGACGGTGCAGCCGCAATACGCCAAGGAGGTCACCAGCTCGATCGGCGACGCGATCGGCGCGATGACCATGATGTGGACGATGGCGCTGGCCGTCCTCGGCATCAGCGTGAACAGCCGCAGCCGCGACAAGCAGGTGGCGGCCGGGCAGCAGCCAATGGGTGTGGTCGAAGCCCTGGCCTCGCGGCTCGGGAGGCCGGGCCTGTGATCGATCCGCTGATCCTGGTCCCGATCGCGCTGTCGGTCCTGTCGAACCTGGTTGCCGCCGCGGCCTGGCTTTATGGCTGGCAGTCGAAGAAGCACACGGCACAGACCACAGACCTAAAGGCGCTGGAGGCGCGGGTCCAGGCACAGGAACTGGAGCTGACCGCCATTCGGGTAAACCTGCTGCACATCCCGAGCGGCACCCAGGTCCACGAACTGTCTATCGGGATCGGCGACCTGCGCGGCGATCACAAGGCCCTTTACGCGACCGTCAAGGCGATGGGCGAGCAGATCACGACCATTGCGGGGACGGTCAGGCGCATCGACGATCATATGCGGGACATGGCGAAATGAGCGACTGGAACCAGACCCTGTCGGAGCACCGGCGCCTGACGATCCTGCGGACCCTCGACCGGGCGCCGGCGTTCAGCTGCAACGACAGCATCCTGGTCACGATGTGCAACCAGGTCGGCCTGCGGGCGACCCGCGATCAGATCGTCGGCGATCTCGCCTGGCTGGTCGAGCAGCAGCTGGCGACGGCGGAGACGCTGGACGGCGGGCTGATCGTCGCCACCGCGACCAGGCGCGGCTGCGAAGTCGCCCAGGGCATCGTCGTTCATCCCGGGGTGCAGCGCCCGTCTGCGCGCTGACGCCGCCATGGCCTATCCTTCGTCGATCGACAAGCTGCCGGACGAAGTCCGCGCGCTGATCGGCCGCCTGCGCGGTTCGGGCTGGACGATCGACGAGATCCTGGCGCACCTGAACAAGCTCGACCTGGTCGAAGACGCGATCAGCCGATCGGCCCTGGCGCGGCACACCCAGAAGATCGACGCGCTGACGGAGCACCTGAAGCTGTCCCGCGGCATGGCGACCGCGGTCATGGAGCGGCTGGAGGACCAGGACGACGACAAGACCGCCCGCATGAACATGGAGCTGATGCAGTCGCTTCTGTTCCAGCTGCTGATGGGCGAGGACGGCAAGCCGGTGGAGCTGACGCCGAAGGATGCGATGCAGCTGGCGACGACGCTGCAGCGGCTGGCGGGTGCCGGCAAGAGCGACGTCGAACGGGTGCGGAAGATCCGCGAGCTGGCGGCGACCGAGGCCCGCCAGCACGCGGCTGCCGACGCCGAGGAGACGGCAAAGGAGGCCGGCCTGTCGGCGGACGTGGTCGCGCAGATCAAGTCGAAGATCCTCGGGGTGTCGGCATGACGGGCACCCCAATCGGTCCGGTCAGCCAAGAGCAATGGGAAGCCCATCGGGCGGACAGCCTGGCCGTCGGCCTGCCGACCGAACTGACCAAGGGCAAGAGCCTGCCGGACGTCCTGCTGCGCTATCAGGCCGAAGCCGTAGCCACCGTCGAAGCCAACGACGTCACGGTCATCCCGAAGTCCCGCCGGATCGGCCTGACCTGGGGTCTGGCCGCCTGCGGCGTCCTGTTCGGCGGGCGGCGGAAGTCCGCCGGCGGGATGGACGTGCTGTATCTGGGCTACAACCTGGACATGGCCCGGGAGTTCATCGACGCCGCGGCCATGTGGGCCAGGGCCTTTGCGCCGGCCGCCGCCGCGGCCGAGGAGTTCCTGTTCGTCGATGGCGAGCCGGACCGGCACATCCAGGCGTTCCGCATTCGCTTTGCCTCCGGCTTCGAGATCGTCGCCCTGAGCAGCCGGCCGCGGAGCTTGCGCGGCCGACAGGGCCTGCTGATCGCCGACGAGGCGGCATTCCACGACCTGCTGGAAGAGCTGCTCAAAGCCGCCATGGCGTTCCTGATTTGGGGCGGCAAGGTGGTGGTGGTTTCCACCCATGACGGCGCCGACAACCCGTTCAACGAGCTGGTCGAAGAGATCCGCGCGAAGAAGAAGCCCTTTGCGCTGCTGCAGATCACCTTCGATGAAGCCGTGGCTGACGGGCTCTATCGCCGCATCTGCCTGGTCACCGGCAAGCCCTGGTCGGCCGGGGCGGAGGCGAAATGGGTTGCGAAGATCCGCGCCCAGTACGGCGACGACGCGGGCGAGGAGCTGGACGTCATCCCCAAGGCGGGCGGCGGCGCCTGGCTGAGCCGGGCGCTGATCGTGGCGCGGATGCGCGAGGGCATCCCGGTGCTGCGCTGGACGGCACCGGACGGGTTCGTCCATTGGGCCGACCATCTGCGTCACGGCTGGGTCGACCAGTGGCTGGCCGACGAGGTCGAGCCGGTGCTGCAGGGCCTGACCGGCGCCGAGCGCCAGGCCGTCGGCGTGGATTTCGGGCGGGTGATCGACCTGACGGTGATCTGGCTGTCGTCAGTGCTGGCCAACCTCGCGCTGCGCACCGACCTGGTCATCGAGCTGCGGGACTGCCCGCATACCGAACAGGCACAGATCGCGCTGCACCTGATGCGGCGCCTGCCGCGGTTCTCGGGCGCCGCTTTCGACGCCGGCGGCAACGGCAGCTTCCTGGCGGAGCGCTGCCAGCAGGTGATGGGCGCCAGCATGGTCGAGGCGCTGAAGTTCAGCGAGGGCTGGTACCGGGACGAGATGCCACCGCTGAAGGCAGCCTTCGAGGATGACAAGGTTGTGCTGCCGATGGATGACGAGATCCTGACCGACCTTCGGTCCGTGCGCCTGGTGCGCGGCGTGCCCCGGGTGCCGGAGGGCCGCACACAGGGCAGCACCGGCAAGCGCCATGGGGATGCGGCGCTCGCGCTGGCCTTGTGCCGCTATGCCTCCGAGCGCGGCATGGTGCCGATCGGCGGCTGGCCGAGCGGCGTGAAGCGCGCCGGCTTCCAGGCCGAGCGGGCCGCCGGCGGCGAGCCCGGCGGCATCAACCGCGACAATGCCTGGGGATCGGTCGGCGGCGGGATGGCCCGCGGCACAGGCTTCGGATCGGGCTGGTAGGGGATCATGGCTGAAGAGACACCGAAGCGGCCGGACCTGAAGGCGATCGCGATCGCCGGCGACAGCCGCTGGGAGACCGGCGCCGCGGGCGGCGCCTGGACCGGCGCGCTGAAGCGGCCGCGCGACCCGTTGTGGCTGACCTATGCCGGCCGCGACCTGGCGCTGTACGACCAGATCCTGCGCGACGACCAGGTCATGCCGGTCTGGCAGCAGCGGCGCCTGGCGGTGGTGTCGCGCAACTGGGACGTGGAGCCGGGCGGCGACAGCGCCGTGGACAAGGCGGCCGCCGACCATCTGCGCGAGCAGCTGCTGGCGCTGCCCTGGGACCGGATCACGTTCAAGATGCTGTCGGGCATCTTCTACGGGTTCGGCGCCGGCGAGCTGATGTACCGGGCCGACGGCACGAAGACCGTGATCGACGACATCCTGGTGCGCCGGCCGCACAAGTTCCGCTGGCACCAGGACGGCAGCCTGCGGCTGATGGTGCCGGGGCGGCCGGACGGCGAGGAGCTGCCGCCGTCGAAGTTCTGGACCTTCACCGCCGGCGCCGACGATGACGACGATCCCTATGGCCGCGGGCTGGCCTGGCATCTCTACTGGCCGGTCTGGTTCAAGCGCAACGGACTGAAGTTCTGGGCGATCTGGCTGGAGAAGTTCGCGGGCGGAACCGCGACCGGCAAGGTGCCGCCGGGCGCCAGCCAGCAGGAGATCGACAGGCTGCTGACCGCCCTGCAGGCGTTGACCACAGACAGCGCCGTGGTGTTCCCGGAAGGTGTGACGGTCGACATCCTGCAGGCCGCGAAATCCGCCGGCGGCGACTATGACGCCTTTCTGCGCCGGATGGACGGCGCGATCGCCAAGGTCGTGCTGTCGCAGACCATGACGACGGACGACGGATCGTCGAAGAGCCAGGCCGAGGTCCACCAGGACGTGAAGCTGGAAGTCGTGAAGGGCGATGCCGACCTGGTCTGCGAGAGCTTCAACGACGGGCCGGCAACCTGGCTGACCGCCTGGAACTGGCCCGGGGCGAAGCCGCCGCGGGTCTACCGCCAGGTCTCCGAGGAAGAGGACCTGACGGCCAGGGCCGAGCGCGATAAGACCTTGTACGAGATCGGCTGGGAACCGACCGAGGCCTATATCCAGGAGACCTATGGGGATGGCTATGTCCGGCGGGGCAGTGCGGCCGCCGAGACTTCGACCGGCCCCGGATCGGTGTCCGGGACAGACGCGGAGTTTGCCGAGGCCGGCGGCCGGATCCCTGGCGCGATCGTGGCCCGCCAGGCCGACCGGCTGGAGATCGAGGCCGCCGGGGCGATCGACGCGATGATGGAGCCGATCCGCCGCCTGGTCGACGGCGCCAGGTCGCTGGATGAGATCCGCGACGGTCTGGGAGAGCTGTTCCCCGACCTGCCCGACGATCGCTTCGCCGCCCTGCTGGGCCGGTCGCTGATGGCGGCCGGGCTGGCCGGCCGGGACGACGTCAAGTCGGGGCGCTGACCCGATGCCCGACGCCCGCTGGGGCGCCAGGCCCTTTGCCGAGCAGCTGGCATTCTTCGCCGGCAAGGACAACGTGCCGACCCGCGCCTGGACGGACCTGTGGCACGAGGGCCACGACACCGGCTTCATGGTCGCCGGCGCCTACAAGGCACAGCTGCTGCAGGACCTGCGGGAGGCGGTCGACAAGGCAAAGGTCGACGGCACCACCCTGCGGGAGTTCCAGCGCGACTTCGCCGCGACGGTGGCCCGGCACGGGTGGAGCTACAACGGGAGCGAGGGCTGGCGCACCCGCGTCATCTACGAGACCAACCTGCGCAGCTCCTACGCCGCCGGGCGCTATCACCAGCTGACCGATCCGGACCTGGTGCTGCACCGGCCCTGGTGGCGGTACCGGCATTCCGACGCGGTCGAGCATCCACGGGACGAGCATGTGGCATGGGACGGCCTGGTGCTGCGCGCCGACGATCCATGGTGGCAGACGCATTATCCGCCGAACGGCTGGGGCTGCCGGTGCTGGGTCGAGGCGCTGTCGTCGGAGGACCTGGCGCGGCTGGGTAAGACGGGGCCGGACAAGGCCCCGGAGATCGTGACGGAGACCGTCACGGTCGGCCGCCGCGGGCCGAGCCCGCGGACCGTCGACGTGCCGAAGGGCATCGATCCTGGTTGGGCCTACGCACCGGGCGCCAGCACGATCTCGGGCGATGCCCGCAGGGCCCTTCGGGAACGCCTGCCGAAGCTGCATGGCGATCTTCGAACCGCCGTCGAAGCCCGTCTGCAGGTGCCGTTCAAGAACCCCGGCCTGGACGAGGCGGTCGCCATCGGCCGCGCCGAGACGCAGGGCCTGGTGCCGGCCGGCAAGCCGACGGTCGACGAGGTGAATGCCTTCCGGTCGGAGCTGCGGCGGCGCCTGGGCGAGGCCCGCAGCCTGTCCACGCCGGCCGCTACCGCGACCAAGGCACCGGCTGCCGCCGCCCTGCTGCGGGAGGCGAGCACCAGGTTCCCCGACGACTGGACCGAATTCACGGCCGGCCTCGGCCGGCTGCACATCTACAAGGTGGAGATGCGGCCGCTGCAGTACACGCTGCCGCAGGGCGCGGAGCCCCTGACCCTGAAGGTGGGCAGCCAGGGCATCGTCACCCTGGCGCCGGGCGACGGGCTGCTGGTCACTTCCGGCGTCGACGACGCGCTGCACGAATACGGTCACCGGCTGCAGGTGGCAATGCCGGGGCTGGATACCTATTTTCAGGAGATGCACCGCCGCCGCACGGCGGGCGACAATCTGCGGCGCCTGGACGAGATCTATCCTGGCATCGGTTACGGCGAGGACGAGCTCGCGCGCGAGGACAAGTATGTCGATGCGTATTTCGGGAAGGAGTATGCCGATCTTGGCGACGGCAACCCCTCCGGCGCGCTGGAGATCATGACCATGACCTTCGAGGCGCTGCTGGGCGACGACCCGCAGATGCTGCAGCGGCTTTTGCACCGGGACCGCGAACTGGTAGAGTTGGGCACCGGCCTGTTGTTCCACTACAGGCCCTGAGAAAGAGCGATGGCACTGAGCTTCAGGTTGATCGACATCCACGGCCGGGACGACGGCCGCGTGGACTGGGACCGCGAGCGGGGCGAGCTGCGCGGCCGCGGCGCGGAGACCCTGAGCCGTTCGATCGAGGCGGCCCTGGCGGCCGGTCGCGTGCGCTTCGGCGGACTTTCGGCGATCCCTGTTTCCGATCCCCTGCACGACCCGCGGGACATGGCCGTGGTGGTCGCCGCGTCCTGGCAGCTGCCGGCCGCCCTGCAGGCGGATTTCCCCAGGCGGCCGTCGGCGCCGCCGGCAGTGGCGGTCCCGCAGCCGATCTACTGACCGGCCTGCCATACTCCCCCTGCCGATTTCTCCGATTTTGCCGAGCCCCGTAGAGGCCCCTCACAGCGCCTCGGCGTGTTTCTGGTCCCGACAGACCTGAAATAATTTAAAGCCGATATTAAACGGGGTTCCGCCCCGGCAATGGTCCTTCCGGCCGGCTACCTTCCCCCTCGACGCGATACCGACCCTCCGCTACCGTGATCTTACCGTCTGGCGCCCCCGCCTCGGACATATTTCCGAGCCGCATCGCCCCCCGGCATCCCCCTAGCATCGCAGCCATACCAGAGAGCCCGCCAGGTCCCGTCGTTCGGCCTGGTCTCAGCGAGGCTCACGGAAGCCGGACCGGCGGATGAGACGGCATCCGCCCCGGCGCTCCCAAGTTCCGGGCACAGGCTGCAATGCGCGCATTCGAGATCTTCCGGGCCGGCCGTCACACCCCGTCGCAGGGCGGCGCCGCGCTGACCTTCAGCGAGGCGGACATGCAGACCGCGGCCGCGGCCTATGACCCGGCCCTGCACGAGGCGCCGCTGGTGGTGGGCCATCCCAAGTCGGACGCCCCGGCCTATGGCTGGGTCCGGTCGCTGTCCGCCACCGGCGGCGTGCTGACCGCCACGCCGGGCCAGGTCGCGCCGGAGTTCGCCGAGCTGGTCGAGAGCGGGCGCTACAAGAAGCGCAGCGCATCCTTCTATCCGCCCACCCATGCCGGCAACCCGAAGCCGGGGACCTGGTACCTGCGGCATGTCGGCTTCCTGGGCGCGCATCCGCCGTCCCTGAAGGGGCTGCGCGACGTGTCCTTCAGCGCGGCCGACGACGGCTGCGTCACGGTCGAGTTCGGCGAGGCGGAACCGGATGCAGACGCGCGGCTTCTGGTGCGCCTGTTCGCCGGCGTCCGCCAGCTGCTGACCAGCGACGCCGCCTTCGCCGAGGCGGGCGCGACGACCATCACCGAAGAGGAGCCCGCCGTGGCCGTAGCCGATGACAATGCGAAGGCGCGGGAGGCCGAGCTGGCCGCCCGCGAGACAGCCCTGCAGACCCGCGAGGCGGAGTTCGCCGAACGGGACGCGACGATTGCCAAGCAGCGGACCGAGATCGCGCGGGCCGACAACAAGGCGTTCCTGGCCCGCCTGGTCGGTGAGGGCAAGCCGCTGCCGGCGGCCGAGGACGCACTGCTGTCCTTCATGGACGGCCTGTCCACCGGGACCGTCGAGTTCGCCGAGGGGGAAAACAAGAAGACGCTGCCGCCCCTGCAGTTCTTCCGCGAGCGGGTCCTGGCGCGCCTGGGCAAGCAGGTCGAGTTCGGCGAGCTGGCCGGCGGTGGCGGCGAGGATGCCGGGACCGATCCGGTGGCGATCTCCAACGCGGCCGTCGCCTTCCAGGAGGCCGAGCGCGCCAAAGGCCTGACCGTCGATATCGCCACCGCCGTCCGCCACGTGACGGCCCGCCAGGGCTGATCGCCGCGGATACGGCCGCCAAGGAGCAAGCGCCACATGAACCCGTTGCTGACCAAGAACTACACGACCACCGGCGCCGTCAGCGCCTATCGCATCGTCAAGCGGACGGGTGACTACACGGTCGCCCACGCGACCCTGGCCACCGACCCGATCGCCGGCGTGACCGTCGACCTGGGCGCCGCCTCGGGCGGGCGGGTGGACGTGGTCGAGATCGGCATCGCCGATGTCGACTTCGCAGGCACCGTGGCGATCGGCGACCCGATCATGGCCACGACCGACGGCAAGGCGATCAAGGCCACCGGCGGCCCGCGGCCGGTCACCCGCATCGTCGGCTACGCGATGGTCGCCGCGGTCAGCGGCGATCGCGCGCCGATCATGCTGGCGGCCGCCGCCCTGCTGACCGCGATGGGCGATCCGACCCTGACGGTCGGCGCCACTGACACCGGCACCGTCGCGATCCAGCTGAAGGATGCCACCGGCGCCGACCTGGCGGTCCGCGGCAGCGTCATGGCCTACCTGTCGGACGACGCGAATGGCGACAGCATCGCCGGCACCGCGCCGAGCGGCGGCGTGGCGATCGGCACCGACGGCCTGGCGATCCCGCTGGTGGCCGGCAAAGCCTTCCACCTGGTCAGCGAGGCCGATGGCGATATCGACATCGCCCTGACCGAGAGCGGCGCCGCCACCTGGTACCTGATCGTCGTCATGCCCGACGGCCGCCTGGTCGCCAGCGACCCGATCGTCTTCACCGCCTGATCCGGCCCTTCGAAGGCCCTTTGACGCTCACCTGAGCAGAGACCGAGGACACCAAACACATGGCCACCGAAACCGGCACAGTCGCTCCCTTCGTCACCGATCCGGACCTGACCGCGATCAGCATCGGCTATCGCAATCCGCAGTTCATCGCCGAGCAGGTGCTGCCGACCGTGCCGGTGATGAAGAAGGAGTTCAGCTACAACGCCTATCCGATCGCGGAGAGCTTCCGTCTGCCCGACACCCGGGTCGGCCGCAAGTCCGCACCCAACATGGTGGAGCTGACATCCACGCGGGAGACCGAGACCTGCGAGGATTACGGCCTGGACGACGGCATCCCGCAGGACGACATAGACCAGGCGCCGCAGGGCCGCGACCCGCGTGACCGGGCCACGATGCAACTCACCGACTATGTGGCGCTGGGCCGTGAGAAAGAGACGGCCGACCTGGTGTTCGATGCGACGCAGTATCCGGACGACAACAAGGACACCTTGAGCGGCAGCACCCAGTGGTCGCATGCCAGCAGCGATCCCGTCGCCACGGTGCTGGCCGCGATGGACGCCTGCCTGATGCGCCCCAGCCGGATGGTGCTGGGCCAGGCTGTCTGGACGAAGCTGCGCACCAATGCCGTGATCCTGAAGGCTGTGCACGGCAATCTGGGGGATGCCGGCGCCGCGACCCGGCAGCAGGTCGCCGACCTGTTCGAACTGCAGGAGCTCGTTGTCGGGGCCGGCTGGTACAACAGCGCAGCACCGGGCCAGGACCCGACCCTCGTCCGTGTCTGGGGCAAGCATGCGGCTCTCTACTATTTCAACCCCTTGGCGGACACGCAGCAGGGCCTGACCTTCGGCCTCAATGCGCAGTACGGCACCAAGATCGCCGGCACCCGGCCCGACGGCAATATTGGCCTGCGGGGCGGCCAACGGGTGCGCGTCGGCGAGACCCGCAAGGGGCTGATCGTCGCCGTACAGGCCGGATACCTGTTCGAAGACGCGGTCGCGTAAGGCGCCGCCGCGCCCGCGTGCCCGGCCCGCCGACACCCTCTCGCTGCAGGAGATCCGTATGCCTCGTTTCATCGCCCTGAGCCCGATCCGCAAGGACTACAAGCACCGCTACATGCCCGGCGAGGAGATCGAGCTGGACGACGCGGCCGGCGCGCATCTGCTGGCGCGGGGCCGGGTGCGGACGATCGAGGAGGAGAAACCCGCGACGGGCAAAGGCAAAGGTGGCCCCGGATCGCAGCCCGAGACAGGCGACACCAGATCCCCGCCGGGACTGCAGCCCCCGGCCGGGTCGGGCGGTGCCGCCGACGGAATGGGGGGCGCCGGGGATCCGGCCGCGTCGCGTGCGAACGCCGGCGGCGGCACCGATCCCGCAGATGCCGCTGCGAAGGCCGAGGTAGAGGCCAAGACCGCCGCCGAGGCAAAGGCCAAGGTCGAGGACAGGGCCAAGGCCAAGGCGGCCGCCAAGAAGGCTGCTGCGAAGGCCGCCGAGAAGGCCAAGGCAGATGCGGAGGCCAAAGCCGCCGACGCGGCCAAGATGAAGTCCGGGGCGAGCTGAGCATGGGTGCCTATGTCACCAAGGCGGCCCTGATCGAGCTTTACGGCGAGACGGACCTGGTTCGCCTTACCGATCGCGCCAACAGCCCGCCGACGACCATCGACGACGACGTGCTGGATCGGGCGATCGCCGACGCGGAGAGCTTCGCGGATACCTATCTGCGCGCACGCTACACCCTGCCACTGGCCGAAGTGCCTGCGGTGCTGACACGCCAGGTCGGTGCCGTGACCTGGTGGCACCTGAAGGGGCCGAACCGCGCCGGCGAAGACGATCGTCAGGCCTATGAAGACGCCATGCGGTGGCTTGAGAAGGTCGCCGACGGCAAGGCAGTCCTTGTGGAGAGCGATGGCGACCAGATCGCCGGCAAGGCCGATGTCCAGATCGTCGGGCCGGACCGCATCATGACCGTCACAACCCTGCAGGGCTTCTGATGGCGGGCGCAGAGATCTCCCTCACCGTCGACGATGCCACCTTGCGGCAGGGCCTGCAGGGCGTGCTGGAGCGGACAGGCACCCTGCGCCCGGCCCTGCTGGATATCGGCGAGGCCTGGCTGAACCGGACGCGCAACCGCTTCAAGGCGGAAGCCGGCCCGGGCGGCGTCGCCTGGGCGCCGATGACGAAGTCGACCCGCCGCGGGCGCAAGCAGTCCAACCCGAAGCTGCTGCGCGACACGCACGGGCTGTTCCTGTCGCTGAGCTATCAGGTCAGCGACACCGGCCTGACCCTGGGCACCAACAAGGTCTATGCCGCCGCCCAGCAGTTCGGCCACACCTACACGCGCGCCGCCCGGTCGCAGGTCCAGGGCCGGATCAGCAAGGGGAAGAACAAGGGCAGGTTCGCAAAATCCGGCAAGGGCAAGGCCGCCCGGATCACCATCGGCCAGCACAGCCAGACCATTCCGGCCCGGCCTTTCATCGGCATCGACGACGGCGACCGCGCGGTCGCCGCCGAGATCCTGCTGCGGCATCTGCACGGAGGGTCGGCCTGATGGGGCTGCAGGCGGAAATCGTCGCCCGGTTGCGCGACCGGGCCATGCCCCCACTGGCAATGGTGGAGGCCGCCGCCAGCGCAGCCGCAGCCACCGATCGCCCGCCGGCGGCGACACCCGCCGCCATCGTGCTGTGGCAGGAGGACGATCCGTCGGCCAACCACCTGGCCAATGCGGTCCGGCAGACCGTCGAGAGCAGATGGGCCGTGATGATCGCAATGCGCAACGTGTCCGATGGCCGCGGCGGCGCGGCCGCGGCCGACCTGGATGCGGTGAAGGCCGCTGTGCGGTCTGCCTTGCTCGGCTGGAAGGCGCCGTCTGCCTCGGGGGTCTTCATCTACCTGGCCGGCGCTTTCGCCGGCTTCGACGACAGCGATGCCTGGTTCCAGCTGAGCTACCAGACACAGGAGGTGATCTCGGCATGACGAGAAGCGAGACCAGGTTGCACACCCCGGGCGTCGGAGGCCGTTTCCGCGAACTGGAAGACGGCAGGTTCGAGCGCATCCCCGAGGACGGCGAGGCGCCGCCGCCCGCCCGGAAGCCGAAGCCGGCCGGTCGCGGCGGACGATCGTCCCGCAAGGCCGAAGCGGCGCCAGCGGATGACCCGCCGGCGGCGGAGCCGTCCGACCCCTGGCCGCCGGTCGCCACCGGCCTGACCCCTGACAAGGAGACCGGGCATGACTGAGAGCGCCCGCAACACCCTTCTGCTGGCGAAGATCGAGAGCAGCGAAGGTGTCGACCCGACGCCGACGGCGGCCGCCAACGCCATGCTGGTCTCCAACCTGCAGGTCTCGCCATTCGAGGCGCAGGTGGCGACCCGGGACACGACCCAGCCGTTCCAGGGCGGGCGGCAGCGGATCCATCACGGCATCTTCAGCCGCTGCAGCTTCGAGGTCGAGATGATCGGCAGCGGGGCGAACAACGTGGCGCCGGCCTATGGCCCGCTTCTGCGGGCCTGCGGGCTGAGCCAGGCCGCCAGGTCGGGCGCCACGGGCACAATCGGCGACAAGGTCGCGGTGGGCACGCCGGATGGCACCTGGACCTACACGAAAACGACGGCCTATGACGGCACGGCGCAGCGCACGGTCACCCTTGAATGCACCACCGGAGGGGGCACGGGCACGGCGGAGTTCACGGTCTCGGCGCCAGCCGCCGGCGACCAGTCTGCCTATTCCGAGACCGGCGAGGTGATGACCGACAGCGCCGCCTTCGACCTGGGCGGCAGCGCCCAGATCACACCGACGATCGGGACGGACTTCAGTATCGGCGACACCTGGGAGATCGAGGTGCTGCCGGTGCGGACCGAATATGCCCCGGTGTCGACCGCGCACAGCAGCGTGACGCTCTACTATTATCTGAACGGCAGCCTGCACGCGATGACCGGGTTCCGCGGGGAGCTGGGCATTCGGGTGGAAACCGGGCTGCCGCGCCTGACCTTCGCCGGCTTCGGCCAGAAGGTCGACCCGACATCGACCGCGCTGCCGAGCGACGAGGATTTCGCCGCATTCGTTCGGCCGCTGCCGACCAGCCCGACGAACACACCGATGGTGCAGCTGCACCGGCAGGACCTGCGGCTGATGACCTGGTCGATGCAGCTCGGGAACCAGGCCGATCCGCGCCGCCTGGTGAACCACTACAGCGTCCCGATCCGCGATCGCGACGTGACCGGCCAGATCAATTTCGAGGCGCCGCTGCAATCGACCTTCAATATCTGGTCGGTCGCAGAGGCCAATACCCTGGGCCGGTTCAAGCTGCAGATGGGCGCCGCCGCCGGCGACATCGTCGGGGTCTGGGGCGAGCGCTGCCAGATCCTGCAGCCGCAGTACAGCGAGCAGGACACGCTGGTGCACCTGCAGGCGAACCTGGCCTACGTGCCCGCAGCCGGCAACGACGAGATCTTCATCTACACCGCCTGAAGGCCGTTGGAGCGGCCTTTAAAGGCCCCTTCAAACATTGAGGAAACCGACCGTGACCGAAGCCGCCATTGCCACTGCTCCCGCCGCCGCACCGACAGGCCCCGTGCCGACAATCGGTCGGATCGCCCACTACCGGCTGAGCGAGACCGACGCCAGCAGGATCAACGAACGCCGGGAGTCGGGGCTGCATATCTTCCTGGACCGGGCAGACAACTGCATGGGCCTGCAGGGACATGTGGGCAACCAGGTGGCGGCAGGCGGCACCTATCCGATGTTGATCGTCGCGGTCTGGGGCGATCGGCCCAGCAGCCCGGTCAACGGCCAGGTCTTCCTGGACGGCAACGACGTGCACTGGGCAACCAGCGTCGGTCGCGGCGACGGCCCCGGCACCTGGTCCTGGCCGCCGCGCGGCTGAGCGCCTCCCCGACACCCCCAACCGAAAGGCTGCACCCTTGTTCAAGCTGGAGACCGACCCGGAGTTCTGGTCCGACGTGAAGCTCCGCCTGCCCGGCGGCGAGACCGCCGAGTTCAAGGCGTGCTTCACCCTGCTGACCGCGCGCCAGTGGGACGACTTCATGAAGGCGGATATGGAAGCCGCCGAAAACGACTTCGACCGGGCGCGCCGGCAGATGATCGCCCGGGTGCTGACCGACTGGCGTGACGTGGTCGATCCGGATGACGGCACGCCCATGGGCTTCACCCCGGAACGCCTGGAAGCGCTGACCGCGCATACCTGGTTCCAGGCGGCCGTCGTCGAGACCTATGTCCGCGAGATCACCGGGCAGGGCGCCCGAAAAAACTGAGAGCCGCCGCGGCGCGATGGGCGGGCGCGGCGGCGGCGGAACGCGACGATCCGGCGGACACGCTGGCCGAACTGCAGCGCCACGTGCTGGGCAAGAAACCGGACAGGCCGGCCGCGCTGAAGCGGTTCGGTATCTGGCCGGATAACTGGCCCGCGCTGCAGCTGTTCGTGGCCCTGTCCACCCAGTGGCGGCGGGCCGGCATGACCGGCGCCAGGCACGGCCTGGACTATGGCGCGATCGCGCCGACGGCGGCGCTGGTCGGCATCGAGACCGGCGCGGACCTGATGGAGCGGCTGCAGATCATGGAGGGCGAGGTGCTGCGGATCGACGGGGAGAGGCGCAAGCGTGAACAGCGCCGGTGATCCACGATGACCAGTAACCTGAAGCTCGCCGTCATCTTCGAGGTCGAGAACGGCGAGCTGAAGTCGCGCCTGCTGGAGACCGACCAGGCGATCGAGGCCGTGGGGAAGGCCGGCAAGACGGCCGCCAACGACCTGGACCGCGCCACCGGCGCCACCGACCGCCTCGGCCGCGAGCTGGCGCAGGCCGAGCAGGCGATGGGCCGCACCCGGGCGGAGAGCGGCCGCACCTCCCGCGGGCTGACCGAGCAGAGCCGGGCCACCGACCAGGTCGCGCGCAGCTCCGACCGGACCACGGCCGTGCTGGGGCAGATGCGCACCGCCCTGGCCGGCGTCGGCATCGCGCTGGGCGTCCGCGAAGTCGTGCAATATGCCGACGGCTGGACCCTGGCGAACAACCGGCTGCGGCTGGCGAGCCAGAGCAGCGGCGAGCTGGCGGCGGTGCAGGCCGTGCTGTTCGATGCCAGCCAGCGGACCCGCTCCAGCTTTGAGTCGACGGTCATCCTCTACACCAGGATGTACCAGGCCACCCGGGACCTGGCGGTCGGCTCCGACGAGCTGGTGCAGGTGGTCACCACGATCCAGCAGGCGTTCAGGGTCTCCGGGGCATCGGCGCAGGAGGCCGAGAACGCGATCATCCAGCTGTCGCAGGGCCTGGCGTCCGGCACTCTCAGAGGCGACGAATTCAACAGCATCATGGAGCAGGCGCCGCGCCTGGCGCAGGCCATGTCGGAGGCGCTGAACGTCACCCGCGGCGAGTTGCGGGAGATGGCCGCCGCCGGCGAGATCAGCGCCGAGATGATCATCAATGCCCTGAAGAGCCAGGGCGAGGCGATCGCCACCGAGTTCGGCACCGTCAATGCCACG